AAAGACTTTCTTTCGCTCCAATGAGCTCCTTTAAATGCTTGAGGGTACATAGTCTGACTCTTCTGTACCAACTCTCTTAATTCATCATTTGTTCTACGAATAATTAAAGCAGAGTGATTACCATTACCACAATACCTTAATACATCTGCTAGTAATGCGTAGGACTTACCACCGCCTGCTGCACCACCATATAAAACTTCTCTTTCACTTGCTGCTAAAAACTCTGTTTGTGGACCTTCATTAGGTCTAAATATTATAGGTCTTTCTTCTCTAAGCTCTTCTTCTACCGCTTCTATCTTTTTTTCTGCATAAGCTAATTTAATTTTAGCTGCTTTCTTGGCTTTTTTTGCTACGGTAAGTTTCTGCTTCTGCGATGAGATCTTCTTGCGTTTCTGTCCTTGCCTTGGCTTTGGCACGTTCCCATCTAAGTTTAGCTGCTCTTCTTCTTTTTTCACTTAAATCCTTTTTAGTTATTCTATATAACGATACATGAGATATGTATTTTCCGCTTCTGCTTGATAACCATTTAGCTACTTCTCTATAGCTTGATCCTTTTAAATATTCTTTAGCTTTATCTAGTAGTTCTATTTCTTCTGGAACTATTTCTAGTAAATCTTTTGAGCCTTCTACTAGTACCCAACCAAACGGTATAGTGGAAGAAGTTCTTCTTTTGTATTTATTCGTTTGTTCCGTCATCTACATCTTCATCATCATTTTTTCTAGGTAATATAAAAATACCTTGAGGGGCTTTGACTTCAATCTTATCTGTTTTACTAACACCTATTCTATCTAGTACATCTTTTGCTGCAGCTAGTCTATCTCGTGTTCCCATTTCTACAGGATCATCAATAACACCTACTATAGCCATTGCTGCTTTTGGTGCATTAGCTGCAAGAAAATTTTTAGACGATGATATAATTTCTTCTTCACATCCTTTTAGTACATCATTAATAGATGTGTTTTTAGAATACTCTGCAATATCCATAGCTGCTCTATAATTTCCTTGAGCTTCTGCAAATAAAGCATTTATAAAAATTTTTTGTTTGGGAGTCAAACTACCCTCCTATTACTATTTGTTCTACTACAGTTGTAACAGTTAAATCATTAGCTGAACCTGCTGTAGCAGATATAAGATCACCTGCTTCTAATCCTATAATAATATCGTTTAACCAGAGATAGCCATCAGCAGCTACACTGGTTGCTCCTGTAAGAGCAAAATGAGTTGTAGAAGAAGCGTCATACAATTCTATTTTAACAGTTGCTGCATTACTTGCATCTACATTGCCTACCATAATTTGTTTTACAATAGACCGATGGTTGGAGGGCGTAGTATATATTGTAGTTCTATTGGTATTAGCCAATGCTACAGGTGATGTTACTAACAACCCTCCTTGCATCTTTAACTTCCTAATATACTAGAAAGAATAACTAATGCTACAAGACCTATACCTAAATACAAACCGTATTTATTATAGTCTTTAGTCATAGCTATTTCTTTTTTAGGTATAACTTTAGAAACCTTTGCTTTCTTTTCAAATTTAACTTTAGTTATTTCTTCTTTTGCTTTTGCTTCAGCCATGTTAACTCCTTAATACCCTCGTACTTTCTATTTCTTTTTCTTTTTCTTCTTACTAGTCTTTTTATTTTTTGTCAAGACCATAAGTCCGAACACGCATTTTTTACCTTTAGGTGAATCTACTTTTTTTTCTGCCATAATTATTCACTAGTTTCTTTAGTCTTAATAGTAATATCTAAGTCTTTACCTTTTGGTGCAGACGCTGTTAAAGATATTTGTGACGCTGCACAACCTATTAAAGATAAACTTAATACACATACAATTATTAAATTCTTCATCTCTTTCTCCTTTTAATTCTTTTTCCTGCAGTCTTAGTGCGAGGAAACGACCTATTCTTACTTTTTGAAATAGCTCTAAGATTACTTTTCTTATTGTTCCTAGGGTTACCGTCTTTATGGTCGATGTCTTTGTTGTCACCTTTTTTAACTGTACCTTTAGCTAATGCTCTATTACGTGCAGTATTACGTGACGCTCTTCTTTTCTTCTGCGTAGTAGTGCCTTGATAATTTTTATATTCCTTTTTATAGTTTCTAGGCATACTAGTCCTCGTATAAATTATTAAAAGTTATATGTGGATCTGTATAACTTTCATGCTCTTCACTACTATGAGTCCATTGACTCGGAGCAAAATCAGGTGCTCCTTCTCCTGTAACCCATAATGCAGGATTAGTAACTCTTACTCTATTATTAGGTAATGCTACTATATTTCCTTTCCATTTACCTTCAGTCAAATATAATACATGACTTTGTTTATGTTGGTCTGGGCTATCAGCTATATCATCATTAGTATAATCTACTGTGAAGATATATTTAGCTAAGTAAAACTCTCCGTCTATCTTAGCATACCAAGGTGAAGAAGATGTTCTATCTAGAACTACTACTTCATGTTCCCTAGACATACAGTCCCAAGGCTGACATAAATGGTTTTCCATTCTCTCACCCCATTCTTCTAGGGGTATATCAGCAACCAGAGCTTGTATTGGCATCCGAGCCCACATAGCACCACCGTGCACATTAGGCTCATCTAATTCGTTTTCACAACCAGTAAATACAATCTGAAAAGATAGTGATCTATCTGGTATACAATTTACAGCTATTGCTAATCCGTGTAGAAACTCACCGTGGTAGTCTTGGTGATTAGCTGTAAACTCTCTTCTTACCCATACTTTAAAGTAGGGTATGTTTGATATAAGGTTTCGCATGAACTATTTCTTAGTCCTTGCCCCACCCCTTTTCTTTCCTTTAGCCGTTTTTACAACGCCACCTTTTTTCATGCCTTTAGCTTTAAGTACTCCTCCTTTTTTCATACCTTTAGCTTTTTTAAGGACACCGCCCTTATTCATGCCCTTAGCTTTCTTTGACGCTATTGTGCCACCTTTTTTCATGTAGCCCATTTTGTTTCTTACAGATGATGGTAATTTACCAAGACCTTTATTTCCTGATGGTACTTTCTTCATTACTTTTTCTTCCTTCTAGTAGTTTTCTTTTTCTTTACTATAGTCTTTACATTAGTAGGTTTACCGCCTACTCCTTGAGACTTAGATCTTTTTCTAGTCACAGCACTTTTCTTTTGTGCCTTAGTCATACTCTTAGCTTTAGACCTTGGTACACACTTAGGATAAGATCTTTTACTTTTACTTGCAGATTTTCTACCGCAAGGTTGGAGCTTACCTTTCTTTTTGGGTGCACCTATGTCAACCCAATCTCCTTTAGGTCCTTTACCAAACCAGGCTGTTAGTCCTCCTGTTGGTTTAGCCATTACTTGTATCCACCACCACGTTTCTTATATTCTCTAACTAACCATCCGTTAGCATACGCTGATGGGTACACTTTAAATTTCTTTTTAGCTGCTGCTTTTACCCTTGAGTATAACCCAGGATTACTAGGTGTAGCACCTTTCTTCTTAGTTGTTTTCTTTTTCTTAGCAGCCATTCCCTAACCTCTACCCTGTCTAATTTTTGCTTTTTCTCTAAGAGTTTTTTTATCTTTTATTTTTTTAGCTTCAAAAAGATCTGGGCTTTTATTTTTATTATAATCTCTAGATGCACTAGCAGAATCATATGTTCCGTCACCTGGTTCTAATAATCCATGCTTTAAAATATGTTTTTCAAAAGCTTTATTTTCTAGTTTAGTCATTTAACACTTCCACCTTCTTCTTGCTTGTCTAATACGAGAGTTAGGATCATTTCTAGTTTTAGCTGAACTCCTTTTTAGTTGTCCTGCTGATCTAGCACAATAAGACTTTCTTCTCTTCGCTGCTTTGCTACCTTTCTTTACTTTACCAGTAACTGCAGTCTTTAACTTAGAACCAGGATTAGCTTTACGATAAGCCTTTACCCCTTTCTTAGTCATACCTGCTCCAGACTTAGTAGGTCTATAGTTAGCCCCTTTGCCTTTCGTAGTCTTTCGTATGGGATTAGATTTCTTTCTTGGCATGTAATAGTTGTATTCTAGAGTACCACCAAACAAACGCTATGTTTATAGGTAAGATATATAAGAACACTCCCCCCTGATTCTGTAATAACGATGCTACACCAATGTACAAACTTAGTACACCTACGATGCACGCACCTATCTTAAATACTTCTTTCATCCTTTATCCTGTGTGAGGGTGCAGATTATCTCCACACCCTCGTACCCAGAAGTTTATTTTATTTGATTCAGTCGTCTTCCTGGTGGAATCACTGGATCTCAAACAAATTACTATTGACACGAACCTCGCAAGAATAAGGCCAATGAGTAGAGGGACTATGGTTTTTATTTATTCTTAATAAAATCATACTTCTGAGCAAACCATTCAGGTACTTCGTTAGTACTCCATAAACTTCCGCTTTCTTTATCTAAAGCTTCTTCAACTTCTTGTAAGGTAGGTATCCTTCCTAACTTAGCTATAAAATCTTTGTCCTCTTGCATTGCAGCCCTAATATAAAATACTCTGGAGTGAGGTAGGTGTATTCCAGTTCCTCTCCCCCCTTTTATTAGGTGTCTATAAAACTTCTCTAGTAAGTTAACATACATATCTTTTTTTTGAGTTTTGTCAAGTTTATTCCTATATCTTTTACCTATCAGGTTTACTGGATACTTTTCAGTCATTTTATACCTCTTAAAATTTTGTTGTTGACAAACCTGAGAAACCGAGTATAACTGTATCCAACTAAGTTGGTGGGGTTATAATACCCTACCCTCTGTTTATATTCATCTAGTGATTCACTAGGTAAGATGGACAGCACTTCACTATCCCTCTCAAACTCATATAGCCTATCAGCTACTCTATAGAGATCTCTTG